TATGATATTGATGACGGAAGAATGTTAAGAATTGTCGGAGATTCTAATTAGCACTTAATTAAGCATTTTGATGTTGCTAACTTAAATAAAGATTATGATATAAGATTTGATAACTCTACAGGACTACCTGAAACTAAATCTGCTAAGATCCAGAGAATTATGGATACTATGCAGAGAAATCCTAATTTATTTAGTCCTGAAAGATGGGAAGAGTTGTTAGACCTAGGTTCTTCAGAGAGAATGATTAAATTATCTACAGACGCTATTCAAGCTGCTGATTCTGAAAATGAAGATATATTAGCCGGAGAACCTGTTGGAATGCCTGAAGATTGGGAGGATCACATTGCTCACTGGGAAAGTCACGTTAGAGCCATGCAATCACGTAGCTTTAAAGAAGAAGCTAGTTTAGAGGTACAGGCTGCAATGAAGTCTCACCTTAGAATTACTGAGAAACTTATGATTGAAAAGATGTCTAACAACCCTTTATTTCAAGCAAAGTTAGCCAGTTTAAAATTATTCCCTATTTTTTATCACGGGGACAATACGACACCATACTCGGCAGAGCATCAGGAGGCTATGGTTCAAGGACAGGCAAATAGAGGAGAGGCTGTTTCAGGTATGATCCCAGGTAAGGATAAAGAAGATTCTGAAGACCAAACTTGATTTATTTAAATAATGGTATTAATATAGTACTAATTATGGAGGCAAAATGAGTAATGAAGACATTCAAGAACCTATTGTAGTAGAAGCTGGGTCAGATATGGCATATGATCCTTTTGATGAAGTTGTAGAAGAGGGTGATTTTACAGAAGAAATAGAAGCTTCTGAGGAAAGTGAGGAGAGTTCTGAGGAATTACCAGAAGAACCAAAAGAAGAAGAAAACAGCGAAGAAGAGGCTGGAGAAGAAGTCTCCGAAGACGAAGTTAAAGAAGAATCTGAAGAAGACGGAGATAAAGAAGAGTCTTCCGAAGATGAACAAGAACCAGTTTCTGACCTATCTAAGCAAATTGAAGATGGAAGCTTAGAGGTAGAAATTGATGATGAAAAAGTGACCTTAAAAGATCTTAAGAATGATTATATAGGTCAGAAAGAGATTGCTAGAAGATTTACAGAATATGACGTAAAGAATAAGCAATTAGAAAAAGATGTTAATGAAATAAATACTTACGTAAATGAATTTGCAAGTATTTTAAAATCAGGTGATGCGGTAGGGGCAATGTCCTATTTAGGAGAATTTGCTGGAACACCTCCTTATATGATTAGGGAACAACTAGTAGCTGCATTAAGACCTGAAATAATTAGAAGAGAACAAATGACTGCGACAGAGATTCAAAACGAATACCTAAGTAGTCAAAACAGTTATTTGCAGGAACGCCAAGAGTCCGACCTAAGGTTGAGAGAGGCGGAGCAAGCCAAAATGGAACTCCAGAACTCTATATCCGAACTTCGGGAAGCTAATGGTATTGACGAGCAAACGTATAGAGAAGCTGAAGCAAGTCTAAAGCAGACTTTAACAGAAGGAGAAGAACTAACCCCGGAACTTGTAGTAGATGCTGTTAATTATGGCAGAATGTATGAACAAGCGGAGTCAGTTATTAAATCCTCTGGAGAGCAACTGCCAAACGAGCAAGAGGTTATCGAAGCGTTAGTTGACGTTAAAGAAAGGAACCCGGAATACACTAATGAAGATTTACAAGAGATTCTAAAAATTGCTTTAGAAACTAATAAAAAATCTTCAGCAGAAAAAAAGTTAGCTGAGAAGGTAGAGAAAAAAGCCGCACCAGCTAAAAAACAAGTTAAACAATCTAACCCAGTTGAAGACGACGGTATAGACCCTGAATTAGATGACTGGTTATAAAACGAGGTATTAAATGAGTTCATGGACTTATTCAGCTTCTAACGAAGCAAACTTAATGAAAATTAAATATGCTAAATTGATCGAAAAACAATTTAACATGGAAAACGTATTATTTGGTAGAATCAAAAAATCTCAAGATTTCGTAGGTTCTCAAAAAGACTACCCAGTAGTTCAATCTATCGGTGGTGGTGTTGGTGCTGGTTCTCTTCCAACTGCTAACGAAAACAAAATCAGTAAGGCTTCTTTAACTACTAAGAAACTTTACGCTACTGTTAGTATTGACAGAGAAACTATGAAAGCAGCTAAAACTGACGAAGGTGCATTTGTAAGAATGACTAAATTCCCAGTTAAAATCGCTACTAAATCTTTCAACAGAAACTTAGAAAGAATGATTACTAGAGCCCCTCTTGATAACTCTGGTGTTTTAGCGTCTGGATCTGCTACTAACAGTAACGTATCTGGTGCTGGTACAAGTGGTTGTCCTTACGTTGTTTCTTTAGATCAAGCAGGTGTTTACTCTATCGCTCACGCTGAGAGTATCGAAATCGGAGACCTTTTAAATGTTAACTCTGAAACTACTGATCTTGAAGTAACTGACGTAAATGTTGTTTCTGCTGTTCCTGGTTCAATTGATATTGAAATTTCTCTAGTTGGTACAAGTACTAGACTTGCTGCTCTTACTGGTGCTGGACCTTTTGCTGCTGCTGACGACCTTCACATGCAAGGTTCTAAAGATAATGAATTAGCAGGTCTTGAAGGAATCATCGCTGCAACTTCTGGTTCTTACAAAGGTATTTCTATCGGTCGTAGATGGAAGTCTTACTCTAAAGACGCTTCTTCTGCTGCTTTAAGTACTGACCTTATGAATGAAGTTGTTGTTAACATCAAAAGACAATCTGGTGAGTCTCCAGACATGATCTTAACTTCTTACCACCAATACATTAAACTTCTTAACCTTTTAGAAGACCACAAAAGATATCAATTACCTGCAAGAGATAAGAAATTCAAAGGTCAAATCTCTTTTTCTGGTGTTGAATATATGTCTCCAGACGGAGTAATTCCTGTAATCGCTTCAAGATTTGTAAGTGACGAAAAGATGCTTTTCCTTAACAGTAAGCACATGGAATTATGTTGTCGTCCAGGTGGATTCGAGTGGTTTGACGAAGACGGTACTGTATTCTTGAGAGAGTCTGGTGATTCTTATGAAGCAAGATATGGCGGATACTGTGATTTCTTTGTAAATCCTCACTTCCAAGGTCAACTAGACAATCTAGCTGTATAATAAAGGAGGGGCGTAGTCCCCTCTTCTTTCTTTGGAGTAGTTATGAGAAAATTTAGAAAAGAAGTTATGGCAAACACTCCTTATGAGGAACACATTAAAGAACATGAAGAAATAAATAAAATGTTCAAAGTAGATTGTGATAATGTTTCTGTAGAAGAACATTTAAACTATCACTTAGAATATAAATACAAAGTTGGGAAAATTACTGAAGAACAGTATTTATCATATAAACAATAACCAACCCCTCCATAGGGTTACAAGAGGATTCAAAAATGAAAAGATCTATTCAATCAAATCAAAGAAAAGTAGAAGTCGTATCAATCATCGTTTCAGCAGACGGTACAACTGTATCTGGATTAGACGCCAACAAAGTTTCTGTTGCAGATACTGGAACAGGTGTAAAGACTATTACATTAGACGAGCCTTTACAAGATGCAGCTTGTTTAGTAACCACAGCTACAGCAGATTCTGTTGCTCAAGTTTCAGTTACTTCTGATAGCGTGTACGTTGTAAATACTTTTGATAGTACAGACGGTACTACAGCAAAAGACGCAATTTGTCACATTATGATAATCGGTTCTTTAGTAGCTGATAGAGTATAAGGGGAGCCTCCACCCCTGAGGTAAGCTACCGAACTAGCTTGATCCTGGGCATGATCTAAAAAGGCTTATTTAAAGGAAAATATGAGTAAAGGAAATTCTGGAATATTATCAAAACATCAATTAAAAGTAGATTATTCTTCTATTGGTGTTATAGGAGATTCTAAAGGATATGAGGTTCTTAAAGAACTTACAGTAAGAGTAAGAAACGCTAATGTAAATAATACTCATAAAGTTGTATTAGAAGGTAGAATAGCTACAGATGACGTTTATGAGGAAGTAGGTGTAGTACAAGGACAAGCATCTAAAGTATTTTATATAGCTGATTTTGATTATATCCGGTTTACATGTGTTTTATATTCCTCTACCACAACAGCATCTTTAAGAACCTCTGGTTTTTTTAATAATGGTAGATTTACAACAGATGCTGTAGAAAATATGAATAATGATTTAAAAGAACAATTAATAGAAATAAACTCTACTGTATGTAATATACAAGAGTCTTTAGATATAATAAATAGACAAATAGAATTGATAACAGATCATGAGGAAGACGAGGTAAAATAATGTCAGAAGAAATTAAAGACGGTACAGGTACAGGACTTAAAGCAAAAGTAGGGGATAAAAATAGACTCCATACACACTCTTTATCAGCTAGTTCATCTAGTGTTGCAGCAGCTACAGGAGAGGCTTTTAATGTATCTAGTGAATTAGTAACCTTAACTACTGATGGAGAGTCTTCTTTATTATATGTATTTAATAACGAGGAAGGTCC